AATGTTAGTCATACCAACCAGACCGTTGGTAGCACCGTATGCTTGCCAGATCTGCATCTGTGTTTGCAGTGTAGCCTGTAGTGCCGCAGCCTTCTGATCGTCCTTGCCAGTACCAAGACCTACGTTCACAGAGATACCCATTTCTGTGTTCCAGGATCGTGGATCAATCGGTGCAAACTGATCACCAGAGATACGCATCATGACCTCGTCAGGTGAGTTCTCTGCGAGCAACTTCAGCATGAGCTTGAACATGCGAGTCACACCGCCTTCTGCAAGATTTCTTGCGATCACCTCAACCGGACCAGCAGCCGCTGACTGTGTGATCTGTACCGCTGTTGCAGTGGTGTTCTGTAGCGCGTCCGGGTTAAGACCGTTCGATGCGCGTGATACGCCTGTTTTCTGCTCAACGATCTGATCGTAGTACTCAGCAGCACCAAGCACCTGACCAGCCGCAAATGGGATGGTCATTTCCTGTACTGCGCCAGGTTGCTTGATGCGTACAATGCCACCAATCTCGTTGTTCAAAAGATCATCAATGTTTACCTGACCTTCAACCATCGACAAACGCGGGTTGTTGGTCATTGCAATGTTATCTAGAACGCCGCGCAGGATTGCAGTCGCAGCATCCTGGTCATCCATAATCAAGTCAGCGATCGAACGGCCAAAGAATGCGTGTGGCTCCGGGTCAACCTCATACACTGCAAATGGAACGTCATTACACGCCTCGTAATCCAGCAGCTTGTACTGTCCTCCGCCTAGCGTGATCTTTTGCATTGTTGGAACGCCAGTGCCATCAACGTCCATCCGCATGTAGCACTCTGTGACGGCCACTTTGCGCATAGATGGATCTTTGACATCTTCATCATCTATCTGATCGTATCCACGGCGTTCAAAGTCTTCTGCCTCAGCCAGCGTGTCATGCTCTGATATTGATGTCAGCGTGGACACCTCATCAAAGTCATACCCCATTGCAACCAGGTCACCAACGCGCATCTCTGTGCGATGGCCACAAACATAAAAGTCCTCGATCGACTTAGAGTTTCTGTCAATGAAGAACTCCTCTGGCGGGACAGGGTCCACACACAGCTTGCCTTCTGTTTTGCGGCGCATGAGCTTCACATCGTAGATCGGTGCTTCAATCTCAGTGCCGAACTCATCGATGACAATTGTTGTCTCCATTGACTGCTCGATGATCTCTACATCATCCTCTTGAGCAATCATCATGTACTCTTGTTCTGTGAGTCCTGTCAGGTCATACATCTTGCCTGTCTGGTACTCGTCCCAGTACACCTTGACGATACCCGCCTTTTTCAGCAGCGCATCGTGAATTGCATCGGCCATGACCTTGTAGCCGTTACGTTCAGTAAAGTGTGCATGAACATACTGTGTGGCAGTCTCTGCCTGTCTAACCTCTTCCGGCCTACGCGCAACATACTGAACGTACTTGTCGTTCGACAGGAAGATCCGCATGAGGCTTGGCTTGAGCTGGCGAATGGTGTCACGCACCTTAGTGGCAACAACTCCACTGCGCCCTTCTTCAGCACCTAGATCAACCTCGCCGTCAAAGTAACGCTGCGCCTTGATGCGATCCTCTGATACCTCAGACTCAATAAAGTCGAGCGCGTCAGTGACAGCATCCCTGGCAATGTTCTGGATGGTGTCTTGATCCATTGGCTGTGGTGCTTCATACATATCTTATAGCTCCCAAGGTGCTTTGCCGCGAACAGCTTCTTTAGCTTGCTCCGCTTCAGCTAAAGCTAATCTAAATTCTGGTGTATAAATCAAAGGAATGTCGGGCAATTTTGCTCCCAAGCCTCTTGCTTGTCCTAGCTTATAAGCCATTTCCCCAACCAACCTTGGAGAGCTTGCTGTCGCTAACCCAATTGCTTCTGGTATACCTTGGAAAAATCCTGTGCTAGCTACTGCCATCGGCTGCGTTGCACTTTGAATGCCGCGAGGAGTAGCTTGCTCTAAAGACTGTCCAGCTAATTGAGGTTTCAGTAAATTAGGCTGGCCTTCAATCTCGTCAACTAACTTTACTCGTTGACCATAGTTTGTATTTACGTTGTTACGCATAATTGATTGTAGCTTTCGCAATTTAGTGTCAATTGTTGCTGTAGGGTTAAGAGATAAAGTTTTTTCGATTTCTCGTATTAATTGGCTAGCCTCTTCATACCCCTTCATAACTTTCCCGTAATCAGGAGCCTGTTTGACGATATCTGACTTTACAGCATTGTAAATATCACCTATTGCTGCGCGAGCATTTTTTGCCTCCATTGGCAAAGTATCTTGAATTTCGTAAATGGCTTGCTTTAAAGCATCAAATCCTTCTACAGTATGAAATTGACCAGGGTTTCCGGCCTTCCATTCATCTACTAATTTTTTAACGCTAGCAACAGCACTTGCGCCTTGTTGGTTAGTTACCTTTCCTCCAAAACTAAACCTGTCGAAACCGCGTTGCAAAGCCGCATCAATTCCTGCGAAATTTAATGTAGTAGGATCTTTTAAGACGCCTTGCGCCATAGATTGTCTATATTGTTCATTGCGCCTTCTTCTTAACTGAGAAAGATTTTCCATAGCGTCAGCAACGACAGCTGCTGGATCTCTTTTGCCGCGCATGCTTTCTTGAAACAATTCGCCGCGCTTGCCACCTTCTGCGCCAGCCTCAAAAGCTTCTCTTATTGGAGTCCCGCCAACACCAGTTGTAGCTCCGAGAACTTCAGCCGTCAATTTGCCACCAGCAGTAGCAACCCCAAGTGTTGCTCCTAAAGGATCTGTGTATTGTGATGTTATTTGCCCAGCCCTTTTTACTCTTGGAATTGTTGTTCCTGCTTGTAAAACTGGAGCCGCTTTACCTGGGATGCTAGCGGCCCCTAAGCCAACCAATAACCCTACGTCACTAATAATGCCCGCTGGGTCATTTGCAAACGCGCTTTTGAATCCTTCAATACTTCCGTACTTCTGCACATACATTTCGCCGACTTTTTTGGCTAAATCGATTGATTCCTGATCTCTTCCTATTGTGTCAACAAGCTCGTCCGGCAAAACCTGTTGTAATAAGCCCGCGCCCAATTTAGTAATTACATCAGCTGTTTCCAATGGGCTAGTAATTGCCTCGTAGGTCTGCTTGCCTAGTTTATATGCTGATGCCGGGAAATTTGTAATAGCGGCACCCGCAACATCAACCGCAGCAGCATCGCCGTAATCTTGTTCCCAAGGTGCAACTTCAGCCATTATTGTTTCTCCCAGTTACTTGCAACTTTTGGATTTCCGCCTTTAAAGACCCATGTTGAACCTTGATATTCTCTAGTGGAGCCTACTGGCGGTGCGCTTGGATATATAATTTCTGGAGCTTCTGGGATTTCAATTTTTTTGAATCGATTGCCAAATTCTTGATTGAGTAGGTCATAGTCTCCGCTTTCTATTTTCCTGTTATATTGCTTGATTGCTTCTTCTGCATACTTCCTGCGCAGTGCTGTAATCTTTCTGATTGCCTCATCTGTCATGTCAATGCGGCCAGTCATGACTTCTCGCAAAAATTCACGTTCCGCAGGAGTATCAAGACCCTTCGCGCCTATTCCTAAAGCTCCGATAGCACTGAATACATCTTGACCTAATAATGAGTTAAGTAACGCTGTGTCGCTTGCCCTGTTGATTGCTTGCTCATCTCCAATGAAAGATAAAGCATTATCAATTACGTTTCTAAATGATGCCGTCAATCCAGTTGTTGGTGCGCCGCTTGCCAGCAAAGATAATGTTTCATCTGCTTTTTGTATTGACTGCAAGGCTTTTTGTGCGCCAGTCGATGCCTCAACGTCCTTTGCGTAAATTTCTTTTCCTGCCGCGCCCAATGCTTGCCCGCGAGCTTTTTCGCCTAACTCAACTGTAACGCCTGATTTTTCCAAAGCCTTAACACCAATATCATATTGATCTTGTGTGATTCTTCCTTTCGACAAATCGTAGGCTAATTTACCGATAGCGGACGTAGGTTTATCTGGTTTAGTAATTAACGTGACCATTGAACTTGCAAGCTCTGGATTAGCCCTTACTAAAGCAGCCTCGTTCGCGTAACCCATTGCTTCGAGTCGATCCGCAACCGCTTTTGAAGTTTTTGAAAGTCTGCCTGTTTCTCTGATATCTTTTAGATCCGCACCAATCACAGATGCAAGTCCAGAGTCTGGCTGGTAGCGCATGGAGTTGAATGCTAGTGCAAGCCTCAGCATGTTCTCACGATCGCCAAAGAAGTCTGACACTGTCTTCATGAAACCAGGATCTGTTGCAACCCCTGGGTTGCGCCGTTCTAGCTCAACTGCCTTTGCTGCTTGTTCTGCAAGCTGCGTTTGGTTCATGCGAACGCCAGCACCGCCCATGTCAGGTATTTCTGGGCGCATCGGTGCGACTTCAGGAGTATTTAGTTGACTTGTTGGCATCATTGGAGGTACTTGACCCATGCCCTGACCCATTGGGATCAATGTCCGAGGATCAGTCATTGGCTGGCGAATCGTTGCTGGAGCTGGATTTGCAAAATCTGCGATTGCGCCCCCAAGATAACTCATAATCCCCTGTGCGCGTGGTCTTAAACCGTCCATTATTTACTCCTATCTGCCGCCCATCATCGCGCCGATTGTCAGGTAGTCAAACAGACCTGGCTGACGGCTTCCAACTTGTGTTGTTGGGTACGGTGTTGCTCCGATCGCACCTGAAAGGATGCCCAATGAACCAGCCGCTGCCTGTTGACGCTGTGCGTACTGCTGTGCTGCTAGCTCTGCCTGACGCTGTTTCAGCTCACGTTCGCGCATTGCCTGTTCAAACAAGTCTTGGCGTACTGTGCGAGCCTGTTGGAATCCTACGTTCGCAGTGCTACCAAGTTGTTGTGCAGATCCGAGCCTAAACTGCGCCCCGGCTAATCCTGCTTGACGATTTCCAACGTCTGCCGCGTATTGGCTCTGAATATCCTGCAATGCACGATTTTGTGCAGACTCAAACCCTTGCTGGCGCAACCCAGCGGCTAGCTGTCCACCTTGGCGCAGATACGCCTCGTTAGTCAGAGCCTCTGCAACACCTTGGCGTGATCCACCGAAAGCACCAGCCGCTGACGCTTGTTGTGCGCCCAAGTTCTGCTGCATCTGACGCTGACGTTCGAGATCAGCCATTGATACATCAATCACCTGTTGTGTGTAAGGGTTCATGTACTGTGAGATATCAGTCGTAGCAAGTTGGCCTACGTTGACAGTCTCAGGTGTGTACTGCATTCCGGCCTCAGCACCTGCTCCAGCCTTCTGCATCGCCTCTGCGACTTGCTTGTTTGCGTTTCCGCCTTGTGCGCCAGCCATTGCTTAATCTCCAAACCCGTAAGAACTTTCTGCCGTTGTTGCCTCAAGTCCTGCTCTTGTTTCTGGACTCATTCCTGATGTAGAAACTTCTCGTCCTGTACTAGTCGTATACGTCCCGCCGCCGTCAGAAAAACCTGCCCCAGTATTGTAATAATCAGATGTCGGATCTTTGGCTTGATAATTTACATATCCGCGAGTTAGAGCTTGCGCCAAAGATGCCCCCGGCAAAAACCTCATCATTCCTAGATCTTTGTTTGCAAATCCCTGTATTTGACCTACGGTCAATCCTCCTACGGGATTTCCAGATTCATCACGGCCATCCCCGCCATACAGGACAGGAGGAATCCTGCCTTGGCGTAACATCTCATCTCGTGCGGCCTGTTCAGCAATTGCTTGATCGTAAGCTGGAGCTGCCCCGGTAACAGGGTCAATAAAGAACTGATTGTAGTAGGACGCTGCACCAGGATTCCTGCGCTCGTATTCAGCCACTGCCTGGTCATACAAAGTACCGCTGCTCATGTCGCCGATCGGCGTTGCTCTTGTGCCTTCTGGAGCCATACCGTATGCGATCGCTGCATCGATGTTAGCCTGACGCGCCATGTCGCCTGTGGGACCGAATCCAACCACATCTGTACCGTAGTACGGCATGTATCCAACTTTGCTGATCGATTCAGCGCGAGCTAGGTTGCGTTTTGCAACGTCCTCCATCCACGCTGGGATTTGTACCTGTTGCGTTTGGCTTCCGCCTTTACCGCCTGACATCTAAAACTCCTTGCCCATTACACAGAACGACTCTTTCCAGCCATGCTTGTCTAAAACTTTTGTCCAACCTCGCCGTCCGGCCAAGGTCATTGCTGTACACCCGTTCATTTTACCAAATTCTACAGCACTTTCCTGAAAATCAATGATTTGGCTCATATCGCCCCCAGCTAGGAACACATGCAAGACTTTCTTTCTTGGGTAAACGATGATCTCAGTCACCGCACAACCTGTCTCGCCAGCCCACAGTTGCATTGTACCTGACAATACGCCTTCAGCGATATCCGCAAAGATGTGTGTGCCTCCGGCATACTCCAGTGCCGCCTGGATCCATTCTTGGCATCGATAAAGCTCTTGGACAACCTTTGGTACTTCTTCCTGTGCGCTCATCGTAACTGTGTCACCGAGATGGTTGCTGAAGGTGCGGCTGGGGCAAACGCTGTAGCCGCCGAGCCTTCAATCGTTAATGCTATGTCTGTGACTGCGAACATGGACTCCAGATAATCCCCAGAGGTCATCTCAAAGATGCCTGACCGACTAACGACAAAGCTGTCACCGTTGTTGGTCACAGTGGTCACAATCGTGGAATACGGGATGTCTGTGCCGTTGATGCGCGGCCACACATAAATTGATTTTGCTGAACTGTTGGTAGACAGAAGCTCTGCCGAGAAATCGATCTGATACGTTCCGGTGCGCGGAAAGTTAATCCTAGAAGTCACCGTGTCGTCCACAGAGATGTCCTCTGAGTAAGCAGTATTCTCCCATGTGATTGCATATGCAGTGTCCGCTGATGCCGCTGAATGAGTCGCAGTGGTATAGATTTGGAGTCGGCAGTTATGCCCATACGATAGAGGCTCATACTTCCCGTTTAGAGAAACAGCCGCGTGACCGTTATCTCGCGTCCACACCATCACACCGTCTTCTGCTGCTGACTCGCCTGATGTGAGATACCTCAGCTTGTCCTTAGTCAGTGACAGCCAAGCATTCAGTCGTTCGCCCCAAGAGTTCCAGCTTGGCCCAAGTGGAGGAGGAGGCGAGTAAGGCGAACTCACCGTCTGCCACCTTGCTCTGCGTTCACACGCATCGTTCCAACTCTAAAGTCTGCGTTACTTGTTGCCTCGACACGCATCCTGACCTGTCTTCCGCTAAAACGAACAGATGTAGGATTGGACATCGTGTATGGTCCGTAAGACCGTTCTGTGTCGTTTGGATGGAACCGAGTCTTGAAGATGGCCTGTACTTCGCCTTGAGTTGCCTCGTCAGGTATCAGGTTGTTGACCTTCATGATGTTCTCACCAGTACCGATACTGATCGGACCAGTCTCTGCAAACGGTGTTGCTGAGTCATGTGGCGCACCTTGAACCTCGTGATCGTACAGGACACCTGTTTCATCAACCCAGATCGGATGCCCATAAACACCTTGGTCACATCCAGTAGTGCGGTTCAGCTCGCCAACTTCCCAATGGTTCTCTAAGTAATCAAAGGCCACATACTTATCAATCTCTGTGCTGCCGTCTGATGCGTAGAACCACCAGATCTCGCCAAACTCACTGTTGTGGACCCCAAATGTTTTCGATGCCTGGTTGGTGTTGATGTCGTCAAAGATATAATCCTGTACATCACAAGGCATCATCTTGGCAGTGCTGCCATCGAACATGTAGAAGCCTTCAGAACCCATCCAGAACGCACCTTGGTCTAGTGCCACCAGTGAGTTACGGGAAACCGCGCCACAGGACGTACCAACGCGCTCAAAGCCATAAACATATGGCGGTCCTTGATAAGTCGCTATATGGGCATCTGTCGTGGTCACAATAATCGTTCTGCCACGCATCCTCGCAGCGCACATAATCTCGCCATTTGACTGAAGCTCGATGTCGCCAGCCTCGTTTGTCGCATCCGCTGTCCAGGTTGTGTTGTCCTCGCGGTCACACCAAGCGATCTTCCGAGGATTGCCATCCGCCTGGAGCGCAAAAATAAACCGTTCCTCTGTCACCACCAGGCTCTTGCATGATGTCGGGCTATTAGCGATCTGCGCTGCCTTTACGTCACGCTTCAGTGAAATGTCGTCTACGTCAAAGTTTGGCTCTGCGTCAGTTGCAGGGAACACATAAACGGTCACACCAACATCGTCTGTCGTAAAGTCGATTGTATTCTCGCCAATGGATAGCGTCTCATTGACAAGCTCAGTGGTAGTTGTTGTGCCGACAACCTTGATCTTGGCTGAAGGTATCGTTGCCGGGTTCGCATCGTTGTCTGGATCGATCACAGTGATCTTTAGCTGGTACGCTGTATTGTCGCGCAGTCCAGTGATTGCCTGTTCTAAGTCAGCAGCAGTGGTTCCGGTCCATGACGCAACCCCTGACGCAATTGCCCAGCCTGTGCCTTTAGTCCAGTCAGAGTCAGCGGCAAACGATCCATTGGTGACAATGTCTGATCCTAGTGCTGTCTGCAATGCCCATTCATAGAGCTTGCCGTCAGACGTTGAACAGCCGACTAGATACTCGCCCCAGTTGTCTAATGCCCATACATCGCACTCATCGAATCCGCCTGTAATCGGTCTGGATACACCGTAGTAGCTCGTGCCGTAGAACGATCCGCCGAAGCCAGTGTTCTGTTGCGCGTCATCATTACCAGTTGTGAATCCTGACGGCGTAATGTCAGTAATTGCGCCAGAGCCAGAAACATGCACAAGCTCATTGGCAGAACCGAGGACCATCTTTGTATCTGCTGAGTTGTCTACCCAGGCATGCATAGCGCGAGGCGCAGCATTGAACGATGAACTTGCGTCTGTACGATCGCGCCATCCACCTACTGGACGCATTGATCCCTGATGCCATCTGATCAGGTTAGCGTCACGCCAGCGATTGGAGCCTTCGTAATCAGTGCCTACTCGATAGACTCCGGGCGGTATTTTAAGCGGGATCAACGGCATGGCTTGCTCCGATCAGTGGGTATAACTTGATTATACTTCAGGCCAGTCGTTGATAGGCGCATTACCTGTTGGGATTCCGTCCGCATCTACTGGCGCATCGTACAGAGCCATAAACGCCGCATGATCTGCCGCACCATTGATCGCTGTCTCGATGTCATTCGATGCAGTTCTGACAGCCGCACGATAAGTCAGCGTGTCTGCGTCAACAGAGTAATCTGCAACCTCAGATGCCTTAATCACCATCCAGTCAGTCGGTGCAAGCAGTCCTGCCGCTGTTGCTTTGACTTGCGCGATCGCATTGGTCTTCAAACCTGCTGTTGTGATTTCTTCACCATCAACAGTCTCAGTCACATCATCCAGTGCCTTTGGATTTCCTGCTGACCAGTAGAACCGATTGTCGAATGGTGCAGGATCATCTGCCCACACAAGACCCATTGCAGTCTTGGTAGCATCATCCCACTGCATCCAGTTGGTTGGGTGCTTCACGCCATTGGAGTCTGTCCAACCACGGCCTGCTCTGATAATACGTTCATTGTATGTGTACATAATTTCTCCTGTCAGCGGGCGTTGCTGAGCTTAAATGGTTGTTCTGCGAAAGCTAAGTAGATGTATGTAGCTCCGCTTCCGTTAATCTGCGAACCACTGAACCTAATTTTGAATCCATTTGAAACAATGTCTAGTGCGTCAGCAACGGCTTCCGAACTGGTCTTGTTGGGATACAAAAATCCATCTACAACATTGTAAGGGGCAGATCGTTGATTATCTAAAATGTGCCAATCACTTGCACTATCGGATCGTTTGGTTAAAACAAATGCGGGTCTAAACCCTGTGTACACAAACGGGCCATCCGCAGAACCATTCCCGATATAAGAGCCACATTTTGAAAAACCGTCAACCGAATGAAAACAGTATGCGATAGTTGCAGTACCGCCACTTGCATCGTTTGTCTGCGTACCGTTACCTAAGTAAAACACTGAAGATGTTGGAGCTTGATCGTTCCACGCATCGGAGCCATCAATAGCCACAGTGGTGCTGTTTAGCTCTAGGTAATCAGTCTCAGCATCACTAGCAATATTTTTGTGATAAACAGTCCAGTCTCTTGCATAACCAAGACACTTAACAATCATCATCTCTGGTGCTTGCGTAAGCCCATGTCCAACAGATGTTCCTGCGTTTTGGTCACCGTTGTATTTGACGATTGAAAACCCTGCCTCAGTGTTCGCACTCACTGTGGATGCAATCGATGGGACATCTGGGCCGGTTGAATATTCACCAACGGCTATGGTTGATGCAGTGCCGCCTGCTTTCCAGTTCCAAGCAACAAAGGTTGTGCCTGAGTTATTTAGCACGTTTGGAGTTGTAGAACTACTGCCAATACTGAACCCGTCAGAGTCAAAAGATGTCAGGTTTGCATATACAGAATTTGCTCCTTCGGCATCAGTGGTATTTGTTACTAATTCATTACCCTGACCTGCACCTCGTACCGCATCGTAAACAATGTTACCGTATGCACTTGATCGTGCTTTTATCCAAGTCCAATCTGGTTGGAACCCAATACCAGTAATAGAACGTGGAGCTAAACCATCGCCCGTATACAACACCGTATTAAAGTGATCTTCAGGCGTAGCATCCTGTGCAGGGTCAATGACAGGATCAGGTAGGTTGCTAGTGCAAAGAGCTAGGTAGCCCGATGGCGGTGCGTATGCAAAGTCTCCGATGCCGTTAGCGTCTGAGTTGCCACCTACTGACCTGTTACCTGCAAATGTGGAGTCTTGTCCAAAATTGTAGAAATGCACGATTGTGTATGTGCTTCCGCTTCTTTCATAGACAAACTTATCGCTTGTGCTTGTAAAGGTACCACTGGTTTGTAATGCGCCATCAAGGTAAACATCAAATTCTCCGGCATCCATATCTACTGCAAAAGCAATAACACCAGTACCACCTGATGTCATAAAGTCGGTGATGTCGGTAGATGTTTGATCGTCAAACCTAAAGTCATTACCGCCACTACTTGATTCAATTCCAGAGAAATCACCAGAGCCAGTTCCTAATGCTTCTGCGTTGGCAAAACCAAACCGTGAAGAACGATAATCACTTTCATGTAGCATTTCCCAGTACCACTTGCCTGAACTTGGAATGGCAAATGTGCTGTAACGATATGTTGCTGATGTAGCTACTGTCCGTAAGTTGCCTTGAGATAATGTTCTTGACCCATTCAGCGGGTTCATCGTACAGAAGTTATTCGTAGGTGAGTCAGGGACGACATCACTTGCAACTAGGTTGGTTGCTGTCCAGTCATTAGTATTGCCAGACTCATCATCACCGATAGCCGCACTGTCTGCAAAGTCTAGGTAGAACCCGTTAGTGCCGTAGGTGACCGATGGTGCTTTGGGTGTCCAGATACCTGATTTTAATTCCCCGAAAGAGTCGGCTGTGTAGGCTGTGCCGTCTGTGAAGTGGACTTCGGCCATGTAGCCATCAAAATGAACAGCGGACTCACTTCCAGAAATACAGTGAGCATTTGTTGAATTTACTAAAGTGTCATAATTTAATGATGGATAAGTTGTACTGGAAAGATTTGTTTGAAGCGCACCATTAACCCACAATTTAATGCGATCAGTTGAAGTAGCTTGTGTAGTATCTATTGCCATAACAATATGATACCAAGCAGAAGGATCACGGAATAATGCTGTTGTAGATACTAGAAGGTTGTATCCACCAATATATTGCATGACTCTCAACTCATTATTATAAAAATGAAGCAAAAATTGACTTCCACCACTGTAAAATCCAGACCCTACTCCAAATAAAATTGGAGTTGATGTTAAATTTCCACGCTTAACCCATCCTGACCAAGTAAAGGTCTTGCGATTACCCGCAGACGCAGGAGTCCTGCTCAGATAAGCACTATCACCATCTTCAAACCGCAAAGACTGGTCAATGGTCTTGGGGTAGAACGCAGTCGTGTTGACCTTGTGTGATCCGCCTTGAATCAGCGACATATTATGCTCCTGAGCCAGTCAACGCCGGAGTTACAGAGACAAGTACAATCTCAGCAGATGCAGTTGCATCAACGCAGTAATAACTCAACCAGTATTTACCAGTGGTGCTGATAGTCGATAAATCAGCAGAGTTGATGTAAGTGGTTGCCGCCGCAGAGATAGTGTGTCCTGCATTGTTCAGGTAAATGTTGCCCGACTGTCCTTCAACAAAGTTGCTGAACACAAACGATGTGATGTTCTCGCTTGTCGTGATCTCAAAGTTGTTTGTCGTACTCATGTCGAACGTGGCAGTGCCAGATGAACTTGTGACAGTGGTGATCGTGCCAATAGCGTTGCCTGAGACAGTGACATCAGTGAACGCGCCAGTGGACGCAGATGCAGCTCCAATGGCAGTCCCATCAATCGATCCTGAGTTGATGTCGATCCCGGTGACAGGAGTCGTCCCGTCCAGCAAATCATCGATGCTATCGAGATCCGCATTGAGTTTCGTACCCCATGTATCCTGGCTGGCTCCAACCTCTGGTTTAGTCAGCCCGTAAGTCGTAGTGGTTGTATCAGCCATTTAAGCTACCTCTGTCCAAGTCTGCGATCCTGCCGCAATTGTATTCCATGTTTGTGCGCCAACAGCAATTGGCTCCCACTTTTCTCTGCCTATTGTAACAGTAACTGCCTGTGCAGTGGATATACCGTCTGTTGTGCGTACCCGTAAGAACGATGCAGTGGCTGATGCAGATACGCTGGTTGATGCGCTTGCCGCAACGACTGTCTCTGCGTTAGATACGATGACAGATGCCGACTCAACGATCCCTTCAACAGACTTAACCCTGACCATGTCAGCAGTTGCGGTAACAGTCGCGTCAATCTGCTGAGGTTGGCCGGAGACAAATGTCGCAGTAGCGTTTGCCGATACAGACGCACCAGGCGTAGCAGTGGCCGCACCATCAATGTAGTTAGTGACACCGAATAGACTGTCACCGTAGTACCCGACACCGTAGCCGCGCCCTGACATCAATTAGTCCAGCGTGATATCAATGTCGCCTGTTGGGATGCGGAACACATCACCTGAAGCGATAGACTTACTGGTTGTCAGTGCCGCATACGCCAGAAGGTTTCCGGCTGATACCGCATCGTATATACCAATGTGCGTGACTGTTCCCCATGTGCCAGTGGCCGTAGGAAACTCAATCGCCGCGTCTGTAGTGGCAGTGTTGCCAGATACGGTAAACGATCCTGACTGACGCGCATATGAGCCTCCAGACACCTCTGTGCCGGAACCGTCCTCGTCTGGGTTTGATGTGAAAAGACCAACGTACACTGTGGTTGGTGAAGTGTATGCGTTACCAGCGAACACATGGTCCAACAGCTCTGTCTCTAAGTAGTTTGAGAATGACATTATCCTAGTCCTCTGATGTTAAGTCTGATGCCAGACCCTGAGTTTTTGACGCGTTCTGATTGAGCATTGAGCTGCGCTACAGCAGCCGAGTACATCTGCGCCCACACAGCAACACGCGCATCTTCCTGGAGATAAGGCGCACTGTGCAGCAGACTACCGTACAGGTAAATGTCTGGCGCGTAATCAAGCAGCCAGTTTGTTGTATTTGAGTCACTAAGCACAGGGATCTTCTGGTAGTACAGAAGCTCAAAGTCTGTGTCCTCGTCAGGAGTTGGGTACAGCTCAAACTCGCCGCGAACGTGAGCATAGAACCTTGGCTTACCTGAAATGTCCTCTGTGCTTGCTCGCTTGTCTGCGATCGATGCCAGGGATGCAAGCTCTACAGCCTGTGTGCCGTTGCCAGTTAAGTGGAACCGGATTGTCTCCAGCCAGTCAGCAGGAAGCTGCATGTACTGATCACCTTGTGACTGTTGGCCAGACACGCGATTCTCCATCTCCCAGTGCCGGATGTCACGGTTCATCTGAGCCTCTGCAAGATCAATGAACGTGGGAATAGTCGATGATAGATCGTCCCGGTTCAAGAAATCCGCAATGCTTGTCTGTAAATTACTGTATGACGTAATTGCCATCACTTGGTCCTATTACGGTTGTATGCGTCCATTGTATCACTACTCGCCGAAAACCTGTCGCCATAACATACTGTTACGGTCCTTGTCTTTCATCGCGCTCATCATACCGCGACTCATGTACATCGATGGGACAACCGTTGTTGCGTCAAGCATGATCATTGCCGGGTCATAAAAATCTGACTCGCCATAGGCTGCCTTCTGTATGCGATTACCAGCGTCCTCTATCCCAAGTCCAGCCAAAAGACCGATCGGTCCAGCCTGTTGGATGTTTTTTCCGAAACGCTGGGCTGCGAAAGCAACATTGCCAGCGGCCTGTGATACAGGATTGTTCGCAACTCCTTTGATCGAGCCTACATCGGGGCTGGGATCGTAATTTTCCCGCATGATCTTGTCTGCCATTTCCGCAGCAAACCGTGGAGAAACTCGTGGCTTGGTGATCTTCTGCCCTGTATTGGCGTTCATCATGGCCAGCTCCAGGCGTGAATCCTGGTACTTCTGTGCAGGAGTCCGCATGTCTGTGTTCATCATGTTGATCTCTTGCTCTGTGAAGCGCGGTGCAGTGCCAAGCAACATAGACTGGATTAAGTTACCAGCCTCAAGGTCCGACATCTGACTGTTTGTTTTACGATCTGCCATAAAATATCTACACTTTCTGTTGCATTTCTGTAAACTGGTTGTCTACGCGATTTATTC